GTAACTGGGTTTGCAGCAAAATCTTTAAAATCTATTGGTGATTTCATCAACTATATTGATGTTACTTGTTTTTACTTTTCCAATTGTAAAGTTTGAAAAGTGAAATCGATATTGCAAGGACTAAAGATATAAAAGTAAGATACTCATTACAATCAGTTATGGATAAGCCTATAGCTCCAGCATTAGGTATTATTACCTCGAGTGTGTCTTTTATGTCGCTATCCATTTTCAATTAAAAGATTGCAATAGGTTTAACATCAGCATCTGTTCCAGTTGCCCACACTTTAACACACTGTACTGGCAAATACTGTCCTACTGGAAAATTTTCAAATGTAATGTCTTGATTGTTTGCAGTGGTTACTTTAATATTTACAAACTGTTCTCCAAATGAAGATATAGTACCACCCCCACCTACATATATTAAAGCTGCACTATTAGCACTATTAACACTTAATGCTGCTGCATCTTGTGAATATATTTGATAAACATCATTTGCCGCCATTATACTTCCTCCAACACTTAACTGAGCATCATTAGTTACTGCTGTAACAAAATTTTGCGTTAAATCAGTTAAGTTATAAACTAAATAACCAACATTAATATCTAATCTGTTTATAAATCCGTTTTGTCTTAATATATAAGGCACATTATTACCAGCACCAACAGTATTATCTAAAGTAAGAGTGGTTGCGCTATCAACTGTAACTACGTGACCTGTAGTATTACCAGATGTTTCTTCTACTTGATTACCTACTTGAATAGCAAATACTTGTTGAGCTACCCCTGTTTGAGAATCGGCATCTAAAATGTAACTGTTTTTTTGAAAGTCTAGTCCAGTTCTTGAGTCTACTAAAAGATTCCCACCTCCTGCAGAGGTTGTTTGACTTGTAAAAGAGTTAGAACAAGCAGATGTGTCTACTATAACTCCAGTTGCAGCTGAAGAATCTGTTCCTTGAAAAACTAATCTTCCTGGATTAGGGATATTATATGTGTCTGATTTTACAACTGGTATTGCAGACGGTGTATTTACTTGAATTTTTGAATACATATTATTTATTTATTATATGGAAACAATCTATTAAGTGTGTCTCTTCGTTCTGAACACCCACAGTCTTTTCCAGTTACTTTATTTACTTTATCAACTACGGCTTTTATTCCAGTAGCTTGAGTTATTTTGTGGATTGAATCTCCCAATCCTCTAGACTGAATATTTTTTCTATTTAGCTTCATCGATTTTATAACACTCACATACTTTATATGGGCAACTAGAAACCTCAAACATTAGTTTTGACATTAACCAGTTCCAAGCGCACATAAGTTTAGACCAATACTTTTGAATTATCATTCCTAAATTTACTAAAAACTTTCCCATTTATTTTCTTATTAAAGAACCTAAGTGAGCGTGTACGTTTTTGTGATACTCCATTCCGTGGTTTCCACTATAAGCACGACCAGTCATTTTCTTTGCCATACCCTTACTTTCATCTCTACGTGCTTTCATTGATTGAGATTTTTTTCCGTGCTTAGCACCTAAAGACTCATCTAAACGTGAATTATATCCTTGCTTTTTCATAACTATTTATTTTTTTTTATTTATTTTTCTCATATTCTTGGCGAAATTATATTTCTTCGACCCTTTAGGACAAGACTTGCTACCAAATTTTTTACCTGTGCAGTCACCTAAAGTTCCTTTTCGCTTTGCATTTGCAAAAACTTTTTGAATAAATTTTTTATCTTTCGCCATAAATATCTAAATTATTTATTTGACAAAGATAGTAATATTTTATTTTGCAATTTTAACACTTCCAACGTCTCCTTGCTTGCCTAATTCTAGAGTTAGGGTCGTTTCTTGTAGCAGCACTACTTCTTTTAAGTTGACCTAAACTTCTAGCGCAATAAGACTTTCTTCTTTTAGCAGCTTTACTGCCAGGCTTAACTTTTCCAGTAACAGCAGTTTTTAATTTACTACCAGGATTAGCTTTTCTATAAGCAGCTACACCTTTCTTAGTCATACCAGCGCCTTTTTTTGTAGGACGATAGTTTGCGTTTTTTCCTTTAGTAGTTTTTCTTATAGCCATTACCTTACACCTTTAACATTTCTAACAAATTGTTTTCCTTTAGCTCCTTCTCTTTTCTTTTTCTTTGCCGTAGAGGCTAACTTACTTTTCGATAGTCTTCTAGCTTTAGCTAATGGTAGACATCTGTCTGGGTTTTTTTTATTTTTACTTGTACCACAAGGACCTTTGATTTTACCATCAGTTCCAATACGTACCCATTTCTGGTCTCGCCATTTTTTTAACTCACCCATTACTTCTTTTTGCCTTTCTTTTGTTTTTTCATTTTTAGAACTTTAAAATCAGCTCCTGTAATTTTATCAAAAGGCATAGCCATTCGTGCAATCTTTCTTTGTCCTTTACTTAATTTACTCATTTCTTTTTCTTTTTAGGCATAGACTTAATCATCTTTTCAATTTTTGCAGCTTGTGCAGCGTGCATTTTAGAAGCACCTTTAAGCTGTTTTACAATTTCTTTCATTTTCATTACATTCATATCTATTTCTTTTTTGAGCCTTTGGCGTAGTTAGGGTCTTTACAATATTTACTGGCAGCCATATTTGCGTATGCAGAAGGGTATTTATCAAAAGTTCTTTTCGCCCAAGCAATTCCTGCTGGACAAATTTTATTACTTTTTTTAGTTCTACCTTTAGCCATTAGTATTTTTTACTTTTTCTTACTTTTAATCCTTTTTTCTTTGCTGCTTTTTTAGCTGCTGCTTTTCCTTTTTTAGTATAAGCGTATGTTTTTTTTCCTACTTTAGGCATAATTTGGTTTTTTAGTTATGGGTTTCTTTTTATATTTCTGAGCAAAAGAATTTAATCCTTTCAACTTTCCTAAACCGTGAATAATATTTTTCTTTGGTTTAGTTTTTTGTTTAGTACTTTTCTTTTTTTTAGCTACTTGAGCCTTGTAAGTTTCTAAATAGTTTAATGAATTATTTTCTGTCGCCATTTTTTATTATTTTTACAAAGATACAAATTAAATAAAATGCAAACAGACTATTTAAAATACTGGCGAGTAATACGCTATTACGTTAAGGCTAAGTACAATATAAGCACTGGAGAGTTAGATATGTTGTTATTTCTTTACTCAGAAGATTATTTTAGTAAAGATAAATTTAACGAGTTTGATGAGCTACTAAGTTGGAACGTGAATAGATTTGATAAGCTTTTAAGAGATGGATGGATAGAAGTGTTTCGTAAACGTGCTGGCAAAACAAAAGGACTATACGAATTATCATACAAATCTAAAAGAATGATTAACTCTATTTATAAAAAATTAAATGGAGAAGAAATACCTAGTTCAGAACACAACCCTATTTTTCATAGAAATGTAAAATACACCGATAAGGTTTATAGAAACTTTATAAAAGAAATGAATAAAACTATAAAACTACAACAACGTCTCTCTCAGAAATAATGGTGCAAGGCTTGTTGTCAATTAACATTGTATAGCCAGTTCGTGAATCAAAATATATAGTATCTCCTTTGTTTATATTTTTAACCTCAGTGCCTGGTGCAATAACTATTGCTTTTCTATATCTTAGTTCATCAACATCTTTATCAGATAAAATTAATCCAGAGTCTGTTACTATTTCTTCCTCAACAATATTTATTGCTATATATTTATTTATTGGCTTCATCAGATTCAAATGTTCTTGCCATAGTGATTATAGCATTAGTACTTAGTATAGTTGTAGCCACAGATACTGCGTTTTGTAATGCGTGCTTTGTAACTTTCATAGGGTCAATAACCCCCATATCTAATAAGTCACCATACAATTCATTTTTCACATCATAACCGTGTGCAGGATTTACAATATCTTTATATATTTCATCATATTGTAGACCTGCGTTTCTTAAGATTTGATTTATAGGAGCTGTTAATGCTTGTCCTAAAATTGCGTAAGCAATTTTTTTTGAATTTTCAAGTGGTTTATAATCCTCGTCTTTATTATTTTCAGCTATAGCCCTATATGCTTTAGCGATATTGTTTAAGGCAGTTCCACCCCCAGGCAGTATCCCCTCTAATAAAGCAGAGCGAACAGCACATACAGCATCGTCTACTCTATCATAAAGTTCTTTTTGTTCAATTTCAGTTTGACCCCCTACATTAATAACACCTATTCCACCTGTCAAAGATGCGATTCGTGTAGATATAAAGTCTTTATCTGTTTTAGAAGTAGCATTTTTATGAGCATCCCATAGCTCCTCTACTCTTTTATTAACCACATCTTCATCCACATCTTTATCTTTTATTATGACTGTTGAGTCACGTCCAACTATCACCTTGGCTGCGTGACCCAAATCATTAAAGTTTATTAAACTTAAATCATCACCAGTCTTTTCTGAAAAGTATGTAGCGCCAACTGATATTGCAATATCTTGCATTAACTCGTGCTGCTTATATCCAAACTGTGGGGGATTAATATTACATAACTTAAGTCCGTTCTTAACTACGTTAGCAGCTAATGTATTAATTACATTATCACTACAAGGACAAATAAGTAATAGTTTTTTTCTTTCTTGAATTATTGGTTTTAAAATATTCTCAATGTTTAATATATTATCAACCGATGCGTCAGACACTAATATATAAGTATCTTCAAGAACACACTCATCTTTTTTCTGGTCATTAATAAATAATGGAGAATTGTATCCTCTTTCAACTTTAATACCGTTAGTAATATCACTATACGTCTCGCTAGTCTGTGAACGTTCTACAGTTACTATTCCTGTTTTACCAACTGTGTTGTATGTTTTAGCAATAGTATTACCAATCTCTTTGTCTCCGTTAGCAGAAATTATAGCAACATCCTTAAGCCTTCTTTTAGATATTGGCTTTGACATACTCTTAAGTTGAGTAATAATTGGATTTACTTCATTATTAATAATCTTTAATATTTCTGTTCTATTGTCTGTATCTTTAATTAAATAATTTCCAGACTTAACTAAAGCTTCTGTCAATACAATTGCTGTTGTGGTTCCATCTCCAGCCGATGTAGCTGTTTTGTCTGCAGCCTCTTTCATCATACGTACTGCTAAATTTTCTACAGGATGCATTAGGTCTACAGCTTTTGCAACCGTAACTCCATCTTTCGTTATAGTAATTCCTTGTGTGTGATTTGGTGATTCAATAAGAACAGTATGTCCTCTTGGACCCAATGTACTTTTTACAGCATCAGCAATTTTACTTATTCCATTTATTAATGAGTTTCTGCCTTGAGTTCCAAACTTAAGGTCTTTGGGAGAGTAACCTCCAACTGGTGGATTCATATTATATTAAATTTAATTTGAAAACAAATATACAATATTAAACTTAATGTCAAATTTTTGTTTCTCTATTATATATATATATTTATTAATACACTTATAAAAAATATTTCACTACAGTTTGGTGACAAAATCGACATAATCGACATAAGTATTTAAAATCAATTAGTTAGCTTTTTATAATCGACATAATATTAACATAGTCTTGACATAAATATTTAAAAACCGACATAAAAAAAAGGAGAACCTAAGCTCTCCTAATTTCACAAACAAACAAACAAACACTTTTACATACTTCTATATTTCTTTCGCATCTCTGCTCTTTCAATTCCGTCAGCTATCATTTTAATCTTTCTGTCTTCATCAATTATTCTTTTCATATTAGCAGCTCTTTCAATTCCCATCATACCATCTGGTCTGTTGTTAATCAATCTGCCTTTATACATATCGAGTCCAGCCATATCGTCTAACACTCTATTAAGATTTACTTTTGCCATTTCTTTTTTTTGTAAAGATACAAAATTTTTTGAGACAAATAGAAGTAGGAGGCTCCCTACCGCCACGCGCGCACTGCTCCGCACAGAAAACGATTTTTTTTTTGAGGGGTGGGGTCTGTTTTTTTGCAATTTGTATCAGACTTTTTTAGGTTTTTTTATGGGGATATCTTAACCGCTTAATATTAAATCATCTCTAAATTTTACGATAATTATTTCACGTATTTACACTAGATAAGAACTAATATAGGGGATATAACTAATATAAATTGAAGTTAATAGTAACTATTAGCGCTCTTATACGTAGATAAGAGGTAACATATAACCGCAATAAATAGCCCTAAACAAAACTAATAGAATAACAAACAGATATACATCTAGAAATCAATGGTCGTATACGACCAATAACACAAAGCAAATAATATCTTTTTTTTATGCTGATTAATCAAATATAATTACTTATATTAGACTATGATTAAACGAAGAATATACAAAGCATACACAAATCTAGATTTTTATCTAGTAAATTGTAAATTTTCGCTAAATCTTAGGTCAATATTGACCGCATAATCTCATAAAAAAAACTAAAAAAATGAGAAATTTATTAAACAATGAAAACGAAATGCTACAAAGTAGTAGTATTTCAACACTATTTTCAGAAGTACAAAACATAACAAATCTTTTGGAAAATGCTTATAAATCAAAATTAACTACAAAAATTGAACTAGGTAAAAAAGCAATTTTATTCAAAAAATGGTTGAAATCTGATGAAGCTACAAACTTATTTGAAGATAATATGCTCGAAAAATGGTCCATCGATGAAATGAGTTTAAAGATATTTTCGGTAAAGCAAAGCCAATTAAATCGAATGATTAAAGCTAGCAAATCAGAATCAAAACTAGATTTATATTTAACTAGCTGCGAAGAATCTGAAGCTAATGGTAAAAATGTTATTCGTTCAGTAGATAACTTTAACAAATTTGTTAAGTCACTAGAGGTAACTGAAGAAGCGGAAGCGGAAGCAACAATACCAACAGTTTTTACTCTAGCTTTTAAGATTAAAGAATTTGATTTTGGAGCGAATGCGGAGCGCAATATTTCGGTTAGAATTAACGAAAATATGGAGTTAATCACAAAAAACTCAGTTGAGGAAATCCAAAAAGCTATCGATTTTTTAAGCGCAAAACTTGAAAATCCAATAGCTAGTGAAACATTCACTGCACTAGATATAGAATCATAATAATTAACTAATAAAACAAATAAAAAAATGTCAAAATTAAACGGTATAAAATATGAGCAGCAAAGCGCAAGCGCTCTTAATCAAAGAGGGGATACAGTGCGCAGAAATATAGTAGCTCATTATCATCAAGGATGTATCGGTACAAAGTTAAACTTTACTAGATACAAAATTGATTTAAAAGGTCTGAACAAAAAACAAATTCAGACAAACATAACTAGAACTTTAGAAAGCGGAGAAAATGTGTATACTAGTAAATTTGCTATCGGTTTTGAGATAGAGAAAAACACACTATCTAGAGAGGTTTTGAGCGGTAACAGAACGTTAATAGGTTTATTCCCAACACTATTCAGCGCTATCGAAAATGATGGCTCAGTTGCTCACAATGGTTCAGATGGTTATGAAGCAATAACAAACATATTGCCGCTAATACCATCTAGCAAATGGAGAAACAAAATCTTTAATTTAATGCACGAAAGTAGATATTTTATTGAAGAAGAATTCTCTAGTAGTAATGCTTTTTACAATAATGCATTCAAATGCGGTGGTCACGTTTCTATCTCTAGCAATGATTATGGTGACTCAAAACATTTTTTAAATGCAATGAGACCATATCTAGGTATCGTATATGCAATGAACAGAAAGAGATTAGCTAACAGATATTGTCTAGGAAATATAAATTGTCCAATTAACCCTACCGATGCTATCACTAGGAGAGATAACAAGTATAATGCAATTCAGTTGAAATCTCATGGAGTAGTAGAGTTTAGATTATGGAGCAGAGTAACTAGCGTAAATCAATTAAAAAACCGATACGCTTTAATGCACGAAATCGCGCAAGCTAGTAAAACGTTAATATCTAAAAATGCTTTTAATAGTCGTATACGACCAATTGTAATGCGAATGTATAACAATGATGCTGCAAAAGTAGATATGCTTTTTAAACTAGCTAAATCATTTGATAAGATGTTAACTAAAAATTTAATGGATGAGAATGTAATACCTTTCATATACTCTTATTATAATAACGAATCGAATGGTATAGCACAAAGACTATTCACTCAGAAAGCATACAGAATGTGGAAAAGAAGTGAAGTTAAATTCAGCGAAATGGTTGGTTGATTTATCAGCAAACTAATATTAAAAGGAGCGCTTATGCGCTCTTTTTTTTTGCCCTAAATTAAAGTTTTGTGCAGTTATGCTGCATAATCTTAGGTAGATTTAACAGCGACAGCAGACAGCCAGCAGACACCAGCAGACAGCCAGTCAGAAAAGTTGACTAGTCAGAAAAGTTGACTACCTGTAACAAAAATAACAGGTAAGCAGGAATGCCCATTTGGGGTAATCAATACCCAATGCGGGTAATTGTTTGATGTTGATGTTTGATGTTTGATGTTTTGAAAAATCAAGGTTGGGTACGATGTCGTATCTTTTTGGGTACGATAGTATATCTAAAATAATGTGTATATCATTTGGCTATGTCTAATTAATGTCTTATCTTTGTGTAATAATCAGAGGTCAGCGGATACAATATCTACTCCTCACAAACAAAAAAACTATGTGTATAATAATTGTAAAGTCGAAAGACAAGAAAGTATCGCAATCAGTTTTGCGAACATCATCCTTAATAAACCCTCACGGACTAGGTGTAATATGGCTAGATACTAACGAGGTTAACTATCATAAATCAAAAGAGTGGTCGGTACTAGATACAGACAGACCATACATCGCTCATTTCAGATATGCTACTAAAGGTAAGATTAACAGAGAGAACACCCATCCATTTGAATGCGGTAATAACTCTAATGAACTACTAATGCATAATGGAACTTTGCTAGGCTATGGCTCAAAAGATTTATGTGATAGTAAGCAGCTAGCTAATGAACTAGGACACAGACCACGACACCAATGAAGAGAAATTCTAGGTCAGCACGATTCTAGATTCGTATCTTATAACAAGCGCAATAGACAATATCAAATCTATAACAAAAATCTTTGGACACAAAAAGATGGTGTATGGTATTCAAAGACTAATGTGTTACAAGACAATATTGTAGCGGTGTATGGTACTCTTAAAAAAGGTTACTCTAACAATAGTATGTTAAGCGGCTCACGATACGTAGGTAAGGGAACTACTCTTGATAAATACCCTTTAGAGGTAAGCGGTCTTCCTTATCTACACGATGTAAAAGGTAGCGGCTACAATGTCGATGTACATATATATAAGGTAAGCGACAACGTACTTAAAAATCTTGATTCACTTGAAGGACACCCTTATCACTACAAACGTAAAGAGATAATGATTAAGCGCAAGAAAGGTCAGATTAAATGTTGGGTATACTTTATACAGACAAGACCATATTCAAACCATATGAACTGCATACAAAGTTACAAGCAAGAGAGACCAAGCACGAACTATAGAGGCTCCTCTTATCCTTATAATTTCTTTCGTAACGAATACTATAAACCAAGCTATACTAAACGTATAACTGATTTTTATTCTTCTGTAGAGGCAGACCAAGAAGAAAGATATTGCAGCACTTGTATGGTAGAGGTCAAAACAGATGTACACGAGATTAGTGATTCAAAATATTATTGTGAGATTTGTTGCAACCATTTCACAGAAAGCGAAGTAATGAAATAATTGACTAAACGTTACTTTGTGGGGAAGTTTATTGACATTTTCTTCCCCTTCTGTTCGGTAGTGTGTACTACCGCTGATGATTCGAAAACGATGAAACAGATACACAAACTTAAAAACAAATAATATGGATAACTTAACTCTAATGAAAATGTTTCTTGTTATGGGAGACACAACACAACAAACACTTAAAGAAGAAATTGCATATAAAGAACGTATTATATTTGCAACCCAAGGTATCATAAAGCCAAGTAATTGGGAAGAACTAAGTGATGAAGTAAAATTAAATAGATTAACTAAACTACAAAAAGTATAATTATGGAAATAGAAACAACAAACTATATGTCGACAAATGATTTTGTCCACGAAAACAAACTCCAAGAAAAAGCTGAAGAACTCTTCGGCAAAGATTGGGTAGCTGAAGACGATGTTGAACAAATCGAAAAACTCTTAGACAAAGTAGCGCCCAACAAGTATATGGTAACTTGCTATGGCGCAATGTTTAAAAGTGATTATGATATAGAAGTAAGAGAACTAGACTGCACTACTAATTATTCTACTAATGAACTTAAAAAAGAATTAAAGCGCAGAGGTTATGATTTAAAATTTTTAAGATATGACCTACGATAATTGGAAATTAGCAACACCAGAATCTGAATCTGGATACCTAGTAAGTAGCTGCTGCGGAGCAGAGTATGAAGAAGATGATGATGGAAATACTTGTCTTGATTGTGGAGATGAATGTGAGGAGATTGATGAGAGAGAATACAGACAAAGCAGGAAAGATGATTGGGATGAAATGCTAGCAGATGACAAGAGGTTAGAAAAATAGTCGTATACGACCAACTAATAAAAGGTACAATAATATTTGGAGATGTCTAAATAATGTTGTACCTTTGTCTATTATAAAACTTATAATTATGAACTTAAAAAACTTTATTAACGAAATCAAAAAAAATCCTACTGAATTCACCCTTGACATAATTGTTCTAATTACCTTAGGACTAGTGTTTTACGTGGCTATGTGGATATTTTATTAATCCTTAAATTAAATTATTATGCAATATATAAAAATTAACAAAGTAGAACTTGCAACCAAGTTAGCAAGAATGGAAACTGAGGCTATACTAGATGGTACTAACTTTATTGTAGATGTGGTAAACGATAAAGGTCAAGTGTATGAGACCAAGTATTCTGATGAAGGTCAAGCGGTCTTCAACCAAGCATACGATATGTATTCTGATATTATAGAATCAACTAAAGAGCAGCTAAAATCAATACCCTTCGGTTAGAATGCATCACGTAACACTAGAACTCCTGCACGAGAAATGTCTCAAGGAAGAGTATAAAAGAAATGTAATCGAATTTAATAACTACTTCAGATATAGCGGTAAAGAAGAAAAACTCAACCCTAAAATAGCTTACTTAATAGAAAAAGAAAAACGTTATAAAGAAAAAATGTATAGCTGGGAAAAAACCGATATGTCGGAATATAAACTAACTCAAAGATATGTACGCAAAACTAATCGCAGACAAACTAATATTGAAAAGAAGACTTAAAAAAATAGAGTCTGAATTAAAAAAAGAAAAATCAAAATCTGCCGTCAACTGGACTACTTGCAATAAAAAACTTATTGATGGACACTGGTACATTAAAGGCTCAGATATTTTGATGAGAGACTAAATTAAACTATATTTACACTAAAAATAAACTGATATGAAATTAATACTAGATGAAATTGTCTGGAGAAAATCTTTAAAAACTCCTAATAAAAAAAGAATACAAAAACTACAACAACTGGCTAACAGAAAAAAAATATCTTATACTGCTTTTAGAAAAACTGGAGAGGTAATGAAAATGCAACATTATATGGAGGAGTACAGACCATTTGATGCATCTAATATAGATATGGGATTAAGAGTTTTGCCTAATGCACATAGTGTTATAAGGTATGTAGGAGGTTATGTTTTATTTATACTGGAGGAGAAAAACTATGCATATTACTACGATAGAACTTTGGAGGTATCACTAGACTTGAAAGCACTTGAGAAAATGTTGTACAAGACAAAGGTAGAGGACTTTATTGTTAACTACAAAGACATAAAATAATGGGGGAAAAAAACAAATATTACTGGGACACTACAAGAAATAGGTCTACAACCCAAGAAACAGACAACAGAGTACCAACGTATTACATAGGCAGGACACCAAGAACTGGATACTATCAAGCACGTTATGTAGTAGAGGACTTTGATTGTTCGTACAACGTAGGTACCGCTGTTACCTACTGCTTACGTTCAAAATTCAAGCACAAAGATGGAGGATTAGAGTGTTTAACAAAGGCAAAAGCACACCTAGAATTTGAAATTGAACGTCTAAAAAATTTGCACAATAAATAAACATTATTTATATTTGTGTGTTGTTTTCAAAACGAATGTTCAGTCATATTCATTCGTAATAAAGGGGGAGCAAAACTGCGGTTAATAATAACCAATAACTTATAGGACTAAGAATCCTTAATTTTAAATGTTTTGTAGATTTGCTCCTCTTTTGTTTCTAAAAACTTAATAATAAAATAAAATAAAATGAAAAGAGAAGTATTCAATAAACTAGTAGAAAACATATGTAAAATATGTGAGATAACTAAAGAGCAATTGTTTTCTAAATCTAAAATAAGAAAGAGTGTAGATGCGAGGCACTTGTTATATCATACTTGTAAGCAGCGAAATATGAAACTGGTTACAATTCAAGGTTATATGAACGATAATGGTTACACCATAAATCATTCTTCTATTATTCACGGAATAAATGTTGTGGAAGAAAACATCAGTCACGACTCTGATTACATTACCATCACAAATCAGATTCAAGAATGCAGCGCACTTTAAAAAAAATTTTTGAAGAGGCTAAGCAGGACGAATTTTCTGCGGTTCTAGACGGAAAAAATTTTGAGGCTAGATTACTTTACGGCATTCGAATTGAAAAAGATTCAGAAACTCAGAGCATTATTATACACAACACAACACTAGGAGGAGATTTCTACAAGGAAATAACCCCAGAAGAATACGAAACTTTTTATAAAAAAGGTTGGAGATTAGGAGTATTTGTCTTATGTTTGTCTAACTATCGTAGAAAATTAAGTATGGTAGAGACAAGCATAAAGAAAGAGGTAAACTCCAGAAAGAATGCTAAGCACATACAAACATTAAAAAAATCAAGGGAGAGATTAATGAAGTCTTTCACTAAGATAACAAAGAAAATAAATTTAATAATCAAACAAACAAACCAATGACTAAATTAAAAACAATTAATATTAAGGGAAAGGCTTACGTTGAAGTTAAAGAAAGACTTAAGCACTTTAGAAAAACCTATCAACACGAATACGGATTAATAACAAACGTATTGAATCACAATGCAGACAGTATACTAATAAAGGCAGAAATTATAGACAAAAGCAATGGCTTTATTGTAGCTGATGGAATAGCTTTTGAAGAGGCGGCATCATCTTTTATAAATAAAGGTAATTATGTAGAAAACTGTCAGACATCTGCTTGGGGTAGAGCATTAGGAAACTTTGGGATTGGATTAGATTCTTCGGTATCCTCTTATGAAGAGAGCGCTAACTGGAAACTAAACGATGTACCAGTACAACCAGTACAACAATATGAAAAGGATGGTATAACAATGAAACCATATACTAAACTTAAAGTAGACTTAGACCAAAAGGGTACTAAAGAAGTTGTAGATATAGAAAAAATGCTAAATTATATTGCTGCACAAAAAATCAAAAGTTTAAAAGGTGCTTTAAAAATGCTAGCCGATAATGATTACATCATTACTAATGAAGTAGAGAAAAATGTTTCTAACCTTTTTAAAACTAAGAAGTAATGAATGAATTTGAAAAGGCAATTGTAAGCAAACTTAAAGATGATAAGGAATATTATAATGGGATAGGTAAAAATTATTTATCTAACTCCGACATAAGTACTCTGTTGAATAATCCTAAACAATTTAGAACTCCTCGTCCAGACAACAAGAACTTTGTCTATGGTAGATACTTTCATCAACTTGTATTGGAGCCAGAAAAATCTGATAGCTTTCCTATTTGTGATGCTGCATCTAGAAGTACGAAAATTTATAAAGAATTTATAACAGAACACAACTTAGAAGTAGCGCTATTAAAAAAAGAGGCAGAAGAAGTAGTAGGACTAAAAAATGTTTTGGTTAATAATATGGATTTCTGTATGGAGATATTACAGAGAGGTAATACCTACGAAACACCAATGATAAAGGAAATAGGAGGTGTGTTATGGAAAGGGAAAGCCGATGTTGTAACACCAACTAATGTTATAGACATTAAAACTACAAGTAACTTAGATGCATTTGGATATAATGCTAAATGGAAATATTACTATTGCTCACAAGCATATATATATCAGCAACTATTTGGTAAACCTCTTATATTTTTAGTTATAGAAAAAACAACTGGTCAGCTAGGATGGTTTGATTGCGGTCAAGAATTTTTAGAACTTGGTAAGAATTTTGTGGAAGAGGCTATTGATGTATACAATACATATTTTGGAGATAATCCTACTAATAACATAGATACTTATTATATTAAAAAAACTTTATAAATGAAAAAAAATAAATTAAACAGCAAGAAACCAAAATATAAATCTGGAAGAGGTTACAGTGATAAAGAAGATGAAAGTGAAAAACAAAAACAAACAAAAATACTAATCAATGAAACAAAAGGTGCTAAAATTTATGCAGTCTATAAGGAATAAATTTCCTAGTAGGACTCCAAAAGGTACTATTATGTGGGTACGTGTTCCAATGACCTGCATAAATAGGCAAGATAAGGATGATATCATTATCTCAACAATTAATCATTTGGAACAAACAATTAAAATTAAATAATATGTCAGATTACGAACACAAAGCAGGTAACGGAAGTTTATTTAGAAATTCTAATAAAACTCCAGAAAACAATCAGCCAGATTATTCTGGACAAATTATGTTGCAAGACGGAAAAATGCAACAGATTGCTGGTTGGGTAAAAGAAGGTCAGAAAGGTAAATTCTTTTCTCTTAAGTTAAGCGACCCTTATGTTAAAGAGGAGGCAAAGCAAGAAGTTAAAGTAGATGAAGATTTACCTTTTTAATCTAGAGAATGACTATAAAGAGAGAGTCTAATAGGCTCTTTTTTTATGGTTTTTTTTATGTCGTTATGACAAAAAAACTATTTTTATACTTTATATAGAAAATAATAATTATATTTATGAACTTATTTTATACTAAAAAGAGTAATTATATGACATAATCGACATAACAACTGATAATCAAATACTTACAAAAATTAAATCGACACAAAAACGACATACAAACGACATAATATGACATACCCAATAACCATCTTCCAGAACATAAAAGAAACTACAACTCCTTACCACGTAGATGTATCAGTCAGTTTAGACAGGATTAAAACTACAGGAGCATCTAAAGAACTTGTAAAAAGAATAAGAAAAGAAAAAGATAAAAGTAAACGTAATGAATTAAAAAAAATGTTACCAGCTATTTGTTTTTCTGGAACATTTAATAAAAGAGTAGATACAAGTTTAACTGAACATTCTGGACTTATATGTTTAGACTTTGATGGCTATCCTAAAGTAAAAACAATGCTTGATGATAAAGCAGCTATCAGTAAAAACCCCTACGTATTTGCAGTATTTATTTCTCCTTCTGGAAATGGACTAAAGGTTTTAGTTAAGATACCTAAAGACAAAGACAATCACGTTAATTATTTTCAATCATTACAAAAACATTTTAATTCTGAGTATTTTGATACTACATCAAAAAATTTGTCAAGAGTTTGTTATGAAAGCTATGACCCTTTACTATATAGTAATCCAGATAGTAAAGTGTGGGATGAAATATTAGAGATAGAGTATAAAGAAGTTAAAAGACACGTAGACCCTTTAACAATACCTATTACTGATGAAAATAAAATAGTAGAAATATTAGTAAGGTGGTGGGAAAAGAAATTTCCAATGAGTGAAGGTCAAAGAAATCAAAACACTTATGTATTAGCAGCAGCTTTTAATGATTATGGTGTACACGAAAGTTTAGCTTCACATATACTCTCACAATATGCTACAAGAGATTTTAATAATGCAGAAATCCAAAGAACAATCAAATCAGCTTATGCAAACACAACAAACTTTGGAACTAAGTATTATGAAGACAATGAAAAAATTACTGAGGTCAAAAACAAACTAAGGCAAGGAGTCCCAAAAAATGAGATTCGGTGTCAATTAGAAAATGCTGATATTGATACCGAGATAATAAATTCAGTACTTGAAAGAGCAGATGAGGATAATAAGAATCAAGTGTTTTGGGTAAAGTCTAATAAAGGTGTTATCAAAATTGTACACATATTATTTAAGCAGTACTTAGAGGATAATGGTTTCTACAAGTATTGTCCAGAAGGTGGTAAAAATTATGTTTTCGTTAAGGTAAGTAATAATTTAATTGACCACACATCAGAAAAAGAAATTAAAGATTTTATTTTAAACTCTCTTCTTAAATTAGAAGATTTAACTATCTATAATTATTTTGCTGACCATACAAGATTTTTTAAAGAAGAATTTTTATCTCTTCTCTCAACCATAGACATATACTTTATTGAAGATACAAAGCACGAGGCATATTTGTATTATAGAAATTGTGCAGTAAAGGTTACTCGCAATGAAATTATTCCTATTGACTATATTGATTTAGGAGGTTACGTTTGGAAAGAGCAGGTAATAGATAGAATATTTACAATATGTAAGGTGTTAGATTGTGACTACAAACAATTTGTTTCAAACATTTGTGCAAACGATATGGGTAGAGTAGCCACGATGGAAAGCACTATAGGGTATTTAATGCACGGATATAAAAATTTATCTAATTCACCAGCAGTAATTCTTAATGATGAAATAATATCAGACAACCCAGAAGGAGGTACTGGGAAGGGATTGTTTATGAATGCATTACAACAAATGAAAAAGCTAGTATTTATAGATGGTAAATCATTTAACTTTGAAAGGTCGTTCGCATATCAAACTGTTTCTGCTGACACACAAATACTTTGTTTTGATGATGTGAAAAAACATTTTGAGTTTGAAAGATTGTTTTCTGTAATTACGGAAGGATTAACCCTCGAAAAGAAAAATCGTGATGCTATCTCTATACCATTTAAGAAATCTCCAAAAATAGCTATTACAACTAATTATGCATTAAAAGGTAGTGGTAATTCGCATTCAAGAAGAAAGTGGGAAATAGAACTAAACCAGCACTACAATAAGAACTTCTCTCCATTAGATGAGTTTAATAAATTAATGTTTGGAGATTGGGATGATGGTGAGTGGTGTGTGTTTGATAACTATATGGTGTATTGCTTACAACTACATTTAAACGAAGGATTAATAAAATCAAATTTTGTAAATCTAGCCGTCAGACATTTATCTGCTGAAACAAGTCACGAATTTATAGAGTGGTGTGGATTGTTAAAAGGACAGACCATTAACTCTAAGCTGATGACAGAAAAAAGAATTTACAAAAATTATTTGTATCAAGAGTTTATAGAGGAGAATCCAGATTATGCACCTAAATCTAAGATGACTATTTCAAGAACAAGGTTTAATAAATGGTTATCTGCATTTGCTCTTTTCTATAGTGGACAAACTCCAGTAGAAGGAAGAGATATGAACGGAAGATGGATTATAATAAAAAATAAACTAGACCCTCAAGAGGAAATGGACTTTTAATATGAAGAGAACTCCAGAAGAAATCTTTGACATAGCCATAAAAAATTCTTATATGGTTTTGTTTGAAGAGGCTGATGAAGAAAAAATAATAAACTCTAAAGAATATTATTTTGCTCACAACCCTTTTTCTCCTTACTCAAAAAAATTAATTCAAACAATGCTGGAACACTTTATTGCTTTAGAAGATTATGAAAAGTGTGCAATATTAAAACAAGAACTATCAGAATGGAATATAGACAATATCAGAAGGAGATTATAGAAAAAGGATTAGGTATTTTAAAAACACATAGGTTTTTGTATTTAGCTATGGAGGTACGAACAGGTAAAACTTTAACAAGTTTAGGATTAGCAGAACGTTTAAATTGTAAAAATGTTTTATTTATTACTAAAAAAAAAGCAATATCTTCTATTGAAAACGACTATAAGTTACTTCATCCAGGTTATGTTCTCCAGGCAATAAACTATGAGAGTTTACATAAAATTGATTCACCTGGCTGGGATATGATTATTTGTGATGAGGCACATTCTATGGGAGCTTTTCCTAAACCAAGTAAAAGAGCTAAGCAGGTAAAGATGCTAATCAAAAAAGAAAATCCTTATGTAATATTATTATCTGGCACACCTACACCAGAATCTTATAGTCAAATGTATCATCAAGTTTATAGTATACCAAGTAATCCGTTTGCTAAGTATAAAAATTTTTATCGTTTCAGTGATGATTATGTTAATGTTACTCTTAGACCGATAGGAGGTATGTCGATAAGACAATACAAAGACGGTTCGCAGAAAATTTTAGAAAAAATGAAACCTTTTACTATTTCATATACGCAAGCTGAAGCAGGGTTCAAGGTAGAAACAAAAGAAAAAATACTCACGGTTCGTATGTCTGAAAAAACATATCACCTTATAAAACAATTAAAGAAAAATTTAGTAATCGAAGGAAGAGAAGAAACAATATTAGCAGACACATCGGTAAAACTAATGATGAAAATTCACCAGCTAAGTTCTGGAACAATAAAATTTGAAAGCGGCAATGGTATGGTGCTTGACCATACAAAAGCCAAATTTATTTATAATCAGTTTGCAAAAAAAAAGGTAGGTATATTTTATAAGTTTGTAAACGAACTTAAGGCTCTTAAGGATATTTATAAAGATGAGCTGACAACAGAGTTAGATGAATTCAATACCACAGACAAATCAATTGCTCTGCAAATCGTTAGTGGTAGAGAAGGAATATCTTTAAGAAAAGCAGAATCATTAATATATTATAATATAGACTTTAGCGCTACATCTTACTGGCAATCAAGAGATAGAATGACGACCAAAGAAAGATTAAAGAATAATATATACTGGGTATTTGCAGAAAAAGGTATAGAAAAAAAAATATACAAAGCTGTGTCTAATAAAAAAGATTACACTCTAAATCATTTTAAAAGAGATTTGTTAGATTTGTAGAATGAAGTTCATTAGGTTTTTAGTAATTTGGATAAGCCAAAACCTAGCTATTCCTTTTTGGATTGTTGGACACATACACTTGTCAATTCATAGCTATCACGATTTAGTAGAGCTGGTGTGTTCCTTAAGTATGAATATAATTGTCTTTATAGGATTTCTAGAAGACTACAGAAAGAACGGATGACAGAGCAACAGATACAAAATAAAAGAATTAAAGAACTTGAAGCTGAAGGTTATTATGTTATTAAGTTAATTAAAACAAATAAAAATGGTATACCAGATATTATAGCAATACCAGAAGGAAGTGAAGTTTTATTTAGTGAAGTAAAAAAACCAAATGGTAGATTAAGTATATTGCAAGAGTATAGACTAAAAGAATTAAACAAGTATGGATTTAAAACAGAAGTATATAGAGGAGACTAAACCCTACGAGTTAGACGAAGAGTTTTTAGACCAGCTTAGAGAAATACCAATTACTCATAGTGTTCCAATTGCAGTATTAATAGATGTAAACGCAGAAAGATTACCAGAATTAGATGGATGGACACAAGCAGCAGGAGCTGTAATAAGAGGAAACCCATCAACTTTTTATGAAGTAGAATATTTAAAAGAAATAAACGAAAAACCTTTTTACATTGCTATTACAGAAACAGATGCTGATACATATTTAGACCACATACTTACAAACACAATATTTAAAGAAGATGACATTTATAACCGAATCAAATACTCTTAAGTTTAAAAAATTAAGAACAGCCGTTAACACAGTTTTTGGAGTAAACATTTTAAACAAATGCAGGAAAAGAAATTACGTAGATGCACGTATGGTCTATGCTAAAATCCTGAGAGATGAAAAAGTTTCTTACCAAGTCATAGGGAAATCGCTTTTAAAAAATCACGCATCTATTGTTTACTATGTCAGATGTATAGATTGGTTGTTAGAACACGACAAGCTCTTAAGAAGAAAATACAGGCATTGTATGAGTATAATTAATGATGATGGAGACACTGCTTTAACTATGGAGCTTAGTAGGTATTCAAAGCACGAATTAATTTTGTGGGTGAAAAAACTCAAAAAACAAAATAATTTATTATCTTTGGAATTAGAGCGTCTAACAATAGACTAAACAACGACAATATGATAATATAAATGGGAAGTAACGGAGTCGAGAAGGATAAAGTTAAATTCATCAATTACACGATGGACGAAATCCACGACTCTCTCTCCATCATATATGAAAGCTTTATCGATAATGAATATCCTAAAGTTACTACAGAGATAAAAAAAACCATATCTATCCTCAACGCTCTCAAAGAATCTACGGAAGACGAAATTTAAATGAGCGACTCTACAAAATATGGTGGAAAAAGAATGAGGCTTTCAGCTGAAGAAGCTGAAATGATAAATGAACATAGAGGAGATAATTTAGATAACATAAACGGTAACACCGCTTTAGACATACATCTTAAAGACAGAGGTATAGATAAAAAAGATGTAGTCAGTGTTAAGCACTGGCAAAGTATGAGCGGAGAACTAAGGTTTTCTATTGTAACAAAAGAAAACATAGGTCTGGATGAAGACCAAATATTTAAAAAAGTCAATGACTTTATAGCAGAGCATTCCCCAGCATATGAAATAAAACCTGCACCAGCAGGAGAACACTTATTAGTAATAAACCCTGCCGATATTCATATAGGCAAATATGCTAATGCATTAGAAACTGGAGAGGAATATGACTGCGCTATAGCTGTCGAAAGAGTTTTAGAAGGACTAACTGGTCTCATACACAAAGCTAAAGGATTTAAAGTTGACAAGATTTTATTTTGTATTGGTAATGATATACTTCATATCGACAATGTATATTCAACCACCACCAAAGGGACTTATCAAGACACAGATGGTAAATGGTGGGAACACTACGAAATAGCTTTAATGCTATACGTCAAGTGTGTAGAAATATTAAGAGAAATAGCACCAGTAGATGTATTACATAGTATGAGTAATCACGATTATCAATCTGGCTTTCACCTGGCACATACTTTAAAAAGTTGGTTCAGAAAAGCTAAAGATGTTAAGTTTGATATTAGTGTAGCATACAGAAAGTATTATATATATGGTACAAACTTAATAGGCTTGGAACACGGTGACGGTGCAAAAATGGAACAACTTCCATTATTGATGGCTCAAGAAAATCCAAAGGATTGGTCGTGTACGACTCATCGATACTGGTACCTACACCATATTCATCACAAGGTAAAGCACAAATGGTTAGACGCTAAAGACTATATAGGGGTTACTGTAGAGTATATGAGGTCTCCTTCTTCGGCAGATAGCTGGCACTCAAGAAAAGGTTATACAGGCGCTCCTAAAGCTTGTGAAGCTTTTATTCACCACAAGACTAGCGGACAAGTTGCTAGGCTTACTCATTACTTTTAAGATTTTTTGAAACTACCTTTTTTAGGACGTTTGTTTTTAAATCCATCAGTTGCGTAGTATAACTTTACTTGCGCTTCAGTAAACGTTCTTCCACTTGGACTTTTATATTTATTTTTTCCTATTTTTTTAAAAGGCATTACCTAGTATTTTGTTTACTCTTACCTCTTCTTTGATTTTGAATTTGCTTGCTTCTTGTATTTACGCTAGGAGTACTATTAGTTTTGCTTTTAGTATTCTTTTTTCTAGAAGGTCGCATATCTTTTGGGAATGCTGTTGGCGCTCCTCCAAAAAATAACCACATATTATATGCAAAGTACTCTTCACTCGTAGCCATTTCATATGCTGATTCAAACGGAGTAAACTGAACACCAATTAAAAACTGCATTAATTCATATGGTATAGCTACCGCAGGACTTACATCTCCTAGCGGACCTTTACCAGTTACTGCTTCTCCATAAGACTGAGCAAACTCAGTTAATGGATTAGTTATCGGTGAGTTTGGATTTTTATATTCTCTGTCATCACGTATATTTTCATAAGTCTGTATAGCCTCCATCAATCCAGGTATTGAATTTAAAATTGCTATCATTCCATAGTATTGAGTAATTCTTCTTATAAACTCATCTTCATCTTTTTCGTTACCAAATAATAACATAATGTTACCTATTACTGCAAAGAAAATAGAAGCTATAGCTCCATTAAAAGGCGCTCCTCTTACGTCTTTCATATCTGGAGTTTTGTTTTGAGCTATATCTTTTGCAATATTGGATACGTGAAAATAAAAATTACTAGTATACTGCATAGGTGAGCTTGTAAATGCAGTAAATGTTCTAGCTAAACCACTTTTAGCAGTTTGAATACCTGCTTTATCAATACCTCTTCTACTTTGATTAGTTAAGTTATAATCATTAAATACTCTTAACGCATCTTCGTGAGAAAACCCTTGAGCAATTAATTCGTCATACACCACTAAGTAACCAGTAACACCAGCTATATCACCTACGCTTGTAAAGTAACCAAATGCCGATTGTAATATTTGAAAAGAATTACTAAATTTTTTAAAACTTTCTGGTAATCCTACGTCTTCACGACCACTGTATAAAGAGTATATATTACCTTCTTTTTGCTCAAGTATTCTAGATTTTAAAGTAGCTGATATCCTTTCCATCTTAGCAACTGTTTCTTTAGCGTTAAGTGGATTTAAATATTTTGCAGCTTTTAAATTAAACTCTGCAAATGTAGCAGCTTCACTTGGAACATTACTAAGAATTTGACCTATCAGTTCTGGTATTTGAGAAATAACGCTTCTATCTTTTTCAAATATAGGGTCTCCTTTTTTTCTTTTTTGATAAATAGAATATTTACCAGCAGTATATAAAGGATATGCCAGTATGTATGAAGACGCTTGTTTTGGTATCTGCATAGCTTTTAACCCTAAATAATAACTAGTCATTAGTTGGGTCGCTTGACTAACCCATTTTGCTTTGTCTTCACCTCTTGTAACACCTCTTGGGTCTAGTCCTACATTAATATTATAAGTTAAAATATTTTTCATACCAGATGCTTCAAGTAATGCCTTAACAGATGGTATTCTTAATAGTTGTTCGATTATTTTAGCTGGTTCTGCAAAAGCCTCATATCTGGAAACCTCATCCATATAATTATCTAGCACTTCAAAAAAGTCTAATCCCAACAACATTCTTAAGTCTTCTTCTTGTTTTGTTCTTTCAGCAAAACTATTAGGAGAGAAAGCATTA